AGGTTCAGGTGGCAATGTAGTAGGAACATCTTCTGTAACTGATGGCAACTGGCATCATGTTGCTTTCACCTACGATGGTGGAGTAGCAGGGGCGGGACTTCTCGCCCTTTACTTTGATGGACGCTTTGTCGTGCAATCAACCATCACCGCTACTCCAAGTCTTAACACTGGGCAACAACTCCAAATAGGTTATGCCGGCAGTTTTTATAGTGGCAACCTTTCCCAAGTCTCCCTCTACCAACGCGCCCTCCCACTCTCCGAGATAGCCGCCTACTTCAACAACATCGCCACCCCGACCGCCCCCACCGTTGCCCCTCTAGGCAACACGAATACTTTGGGTAGGTCATTGGTTCAATCCGGCTTCGGCAAGCCCTTCTAACGTGCCGACCCAATCCCTCGCCCCCGCCGACATACTCCGTGCCCTCGTCGTCGCCTTCGGTGCGCCCAACCCCCCCTCGTGTGGCATCGGCGAACTCTACGAGGCCCTCGAGGTCGCCATAACCAACTTCTCCGTCAGCGGCGGCGGCATCGTCGGCCCGGCCGGCCCCCCCGGTGCCACCGGAGCTACGGGTGCCCAAGGCCCCCAAGGCCCGGTCGGCCCACAAGGACTCAACGGCACCAACGGCACCAACGGCACCGGGACCACCGGAGCAACCGGCCCGGCTGGACCAACCGGGCCACAGGGACCAGCGGGTACCCAAGGCCCCATCGGTGTCACCGGAGCAACCGGACCCCAAGGTGCAACCGGCTCGACCGGTCCTCAAGGTCCAGCGGGTTCTGTCGGCACGGTATCAGTGGCAACAACAACCTTCACCGCCAACGCCTACACCCTCACCCTGGCCGACGCCAACACTTCCCAGCAAGCCTCCAACGCAGTCGCGGCCACAATCACCATCCCGACCAACGCCACCGTCGCCTTCCCCATCGGCACGGTCATCACCTTCGTGCAGACAGGCGCCGGCAAGATCCAACTCGCCGCAGCAGCCGGGGTCACCGTCACCAGCTCAGTGTCGGGAGGCTTTGTCTCAGGAGCCACAGGTACGCGCGCTCAGTACTCCACCATCTCGATCATCAAAGCCGCCACCGACACCTGGCGCCTCGCAGGAGATGTCGCGTGACCTCGATCCTCGACGCCTACTATGCGACCATTCCTGTCTCCAAACCAGCACTACCACCATCATTTGTTCAAGGAACTTCCGACTACATTGCTGGTTCCACGTCCACCCACAGTCTTGCTTTCGCCTCCAATGTTGCTCTAGGCGACCTCATAGTTGTAGCGGTTGGAATAGGCAACGCTGGGGGTGCATCGGCGGCTATCGCTGACAGTCGTTCCAATGTCTACACAAGCTCGAACGGTGGTGCGCCAGTCGTTGTGTCCGGCGCTCCGATGACGATCCAAGTGTTTTGGGCTTGGGCAAACGCAACTGGGTCGTTGACCATAACGATAACGTCCACCGGAGGGTCGGGTACTTCTTCTTTCAATCGTCTGCTCATTCACGAGTATTCCCCCTTTACTGCTTATGACTCTGAATCCATCCTCGCCCCCTATGCGGGGGGGACACCTTCCAAAACGATTACGACCACACACCCCAATGACCTCGTGTTCGCCTGGTGCCTCGACGCCGCGGGGACTGTCACCTTCTTGTCTCCTCTGGCTAACCGTTTGTCCACCCCCGGTGGCGAGTCCACCGGGGATTGTCTGAATATCGGCCCGGCTGGCACCTATACCGTCGCGGCAACCACCGCAGGTGGTCCCGGTTCAATGATTATCGAATCCTTCTCCCTATAACTCACATAAGGAAACCCATGCGGCTCTTCCTCATCGGTGCCATTGTCCTCATAGTCTTCGGCATCATCGCCAGCGCCTCGGACTCCATGCAACTGTTCTCGGTGTGGTGGTACACCTGGCTCATGGCCTCGTTGCTCTCCTTCTTCGTGGACCTGTTGACCGGGCTCGCCATCGGCTCTGGCGGGGTTACCTACACCTACTCAAGAAGGGTGGAGTAATGCCAATACCCTCAGATATGGCAAGTTCATTCCCCGGCAGTGATCTTGGTAGCTACGGGGCGGAGTTGTTCATACCGTGGCTAATAAATGGTTGGTACCCGAATGCTATTTCTCGTGCGGCTCGAACAGGTGGTAATGTTTTGAATACTGCATATTTGCACATATTCAACTCTGGCCCTGACGGTTGCACTATAGACCAGCTCGACGCTAATGTAACCACAATAGGAACAGCCGGAGCGGTAACTAGAGCAGGCATTTACAGGGTTTTAAATCAGAGCAGACCGTTTGCTTTTCAGGGTGCTACTCCTTACGCCAGTCTTGTTCAGGATGCGGGCACCCAACCTACTGATGGAAGCACAGGGCGAAAAGGTTGGACGCTTGTATCTCCTGTAGTGGTTCAGCCGAATATTTGGTTCGGGGTTGTTGGTGTGGATCAAGTAGCTTTAGCTGTTCGTTCAATCGGTAATAATGCTGGTGCTACATGGTCACCGTGGGGTTCAGGTACACCCGTTTATAATACTGGCAACGGTTTATCGCTTAGTGCTATTAATGTAACTGGGTTTCTGCCTGATCCATTCATTCCTGGTGCTTTTACGGGTGTTGATTCTGGCATCGGCATCCACAGGTCCGCCTAATGGCAACCGAACCCGTATGGCCCGACCCAGCCCCCGAACCCGACGAGGAACCTTCGCACCCACCTACCATCCCTGACGACGAATGCCACTAGGTGGTTTTACGTCGTGCTCTCAACATCGCTTGGTAAAGCCTTCGACAAGTCATACATTGACGCCATCCATCCGGCGCGATGTAAGTGTTCGCCTCGCTATAGGGATGACCAGCAGGACAATGGGTCTTCCTGGCGTTGATCGCAGTGGGCGCCGTACCGCGCAGTGTGTTCTCCTTGTGCGAGACGAGTTCTATATGACTCGGGTTCACGCAGGGAGGATTCCGGCAGAGGTGGTCGCACTCGACGCCCGGCGGGATCGGACCGTTGTAGATCTCCCAGACGACTCGGTGCGCCTTCAGCATCTTGCCCTCCCGTGCGGGAGGTCCGGCGCTGATGATGCCGTAACCAAACGGCACCGTGGCTCCTTGCCAGATCCAGCATTCATCAGCGGGGCCCGGCGTGACGTAACGCCACAACCGTTCTGTCAGCGGCGTCACTTTGGGTCCTATCGGTCCCTTGGTCTCGGGGTGTCCGGTCCGTTGCCACCGGGCGTAGTGCTTAGTGCAGAACCCGCGGCAATGGCTCGGTCGTTCACACCCCTCGACCGAGCAAATACCCTTCATGGTTGTCGTCACCTCCATGTGGTGTCGGCCGTGCCCCGGGCGGTCCGCACCGCGCCGGGGCGCTTATTTTACGGGAGGTTTTGACATGGCGCTCAAGAGAGTGGACATCGCCTCCCCCAATTACTCCTCGCGTGGTGGCAGTAACGTTCGCCTCGTCATTGTCCATACCGCGCAGGGCGCTACCACGATCCAATCTCTCGGCGCCTACTTCGCCAACCCCGCCAGCCAAGTCTCATCGCACACCGGCATCGACGACACCCCCAACACCGTCGGTCAATACGTTCAACGCCCCGACAAAGCATGGACCGCGGCAGCCGCCAACCCCTACTCGATCCAGACCGAGCTCTGTGCGTGGGCCGAGTGGACGACCACCCAATGGAACGCCCACCCAACCATGCTGTCCAACTGCGCCCAGTGGATCGCAGAAGAGTGCGCCTACTTCAACATCCCTATCCGTCGCCTCACCCCCCAACAGGCCCAAGGTGGATCGGCGGGCATCTGCGGCCATGTTGACCTCGGCTCTATGGGTGGCGGGCACTGGGACCCGGGCCCCAACTTCCCGATGGATCAAGTCATAGCAATGGCCGCCGGCCAATCCCCCACTCCCGCACCCCCGACCTCGAAGGGCAAGGAAATGATCACCACCACGCCCACCGGCAAGGGCTACTTCACCGCCACCTACGACGGCGCTGTCTACGCGTTCGGTGACGCCGTCTACAAGGGCGGACCCAACAAGGGCACCAGCGGCAAGTCCGACCTCCCCGCCGGCCGCACCATCGTCGGCATCACCGCCTGCGCCAAGGACGGCTACTGGTTGCTCTCCTCTGGCGGTGACCTGTACTCCTACGGCTCGGCCCAGTACTACGGCAAGCCTGATCGTGTCTAAAAGATGCCTTGGCGTGTCAAGCGCAACCTCGTCCTCTACGCTTGTGGGTTCTTCGCCCTCGGTCTCGCTATCGCCGTGTTCATCCGTAACGATTCCATCGACGGTGACCTACTCGCCATAGTCGCCCTCCTCGGCGGTGTCGCCATAATCGTCAACCAGCTCCCCGAAAACGGAAACGGAAAGGAAAAGTAAATGCGCAAACAGCACGTCGTCGTCGAGGCCCTCGTTCCCGACGTCACCCCCCCCACTGACGCTCACCCCGAGCACCCGATCTATCTGCCCACCCCGACCCCGCCCGACGGCATCTGGGGCGGCGCACCACTGCCCACCCCGACCCCGCCCATCTACTACCCCACCCCGCCCCTCGGGATCTGGGGCGACGTCGAGCACCCCGACCAAGGCTTGCCAGGCCCACAACCGGGCCCCGAGCACCCGATCTACATCCCGGTGCCTCCACCCCCCGACAGTGGCCTCTCCCCCGAGCACCCGATCTACATCCCCATCCCCCAACCACCCACCGGGATCTGGGGTGACATCGAGCTCCCCACCCACCCCATCGTCATCCCCGAACCACCCAACCGCGAAGAAGTGAAGCAGAAGCTGGTCGACTTCCTGACCGGCAACCTGCCGCCCTCGAGTCTGCCCCCACTCCCAGACACTCAGTAATCATCGGGGGTCGGTTCTGTTCTCTTGGCCTCAGCGGACCTCGGCGATATCGACCTCGACCCACCCCATCACGTCCTCGGGCTCGCAACCGAACACGCGGCACATCTTCTCGAGATGCTGGGAGCGGATGGGTTCGCGGCCACGCATGTAGAGGGAGAGCTGCACCGGTGGCATGCCGAGCACCCCCGCCACGACGTAGTTGGGTTCGGAGACCTGGTTCACCTTGTACATGAGACGGGTGATGAGGACACGGGTGCCCGCGGGGGGACGCACGGTCAAGTGGTGGGGGACGTCGGGAGGAGGCCAGCGTTGCGGCGATGTCGTCTCCTGGTGCGTGCTCACCGATTCAGATTCCCGGCGGGTTGTGGGGGGCCTGAGTGGTCGCGTAGAAGGGCAGCCCCGTCTGGGCGAGGGACTGGGCCGACATGGCGGCGAGGTAGGCCGGGGTCACGTTGTAGAGCGGGTTGAGCGGGTCGGGGAGCTGCGCGTCGGCGGGGTAGCCGGCGAGGACCGAGGTGTCGCCGGTCTTGGCCACGGTCAGCGCGTCGGCCTTGGCCTGGTTGTAGCGGTCCATCTCCTGCTTGGCGGCGATCTGGCGCAGGTTGATGTGCTGGATCTGGGCGAAGGGGATGTTGAGGGCACCGAAGATGGTCTTGGCGAAGCCGGCGGGGTTGTCTTTGCGCTCTTGGCGGTACTGGGCCGAGAGGCCCAAGGAGGCGTCGAGGGCGGTGACTTCGGGGACGAACTGCTCGAGCGCGGTGAGGGGCGAGCCGGCCGGGGCACCCTCTTCTGTGCCGTAGAGGTGGTTGTAGGTGAGGCGGGGGTAGAGGGTGTTGGAACCGAAGACCACCGAGGGGTCGACCATGGCGAAGGGGGCACTGATGACCGGGTTGAGCATCGAGATGACCCCGCCCAAGGTGGCGTCGTTGGCGACGTCTCGCAGCGGGTTGAGGAAGCGCACGTCGGTGGCCGACACGTTGCCCGAAGAATCTGGTTGGCCGAGGAAGAAGAGGTTCTGGATGCGCGTGTAGAGGCCTTTGGAGACCGAGTCGCTGTTGAGGTTGGCGAGGTAGGCGAGGAACACGGCACGGTAGGGGTGGTCGACCGGGTAGGAAGCGACGTAGCTGAGGACGTGCTTGGTCCACCCGTAGAACGGCATGATCGTCATCAACAGGTTGCGCTCGAGGGGACTGGAGTGGGAGAGGTCCCCCATGACCTTGTTGGCCGCCTTGGTGCCTTCTTCTAAGGCACGCTCGTCGGTCATGCCGTGGCGGGTGGCTCTTCCGATGCCGTTGAGCGTGACGGCGGCGCGTTGGAGGTCGGTCATGTAGTTGGTCAGCTTGAAGGTGAGCTGGGGGATGACTTGGAGCCAGGAGGTGACCTTGGAGGCGTCGAGGCCGAGCTGGTCCATCTTCTCTTGGATCCACATGCGGCCCATGGTCTTGCCACCCTCGTGGTGGAACTCGCGCACGCCCCACGAGATCGGGTCCGCCGCACCGATCTGGGTGGAGCGGGTGTGGATGGCGGCGCGGAACTCGGGGTCGCGCAGCATGCGAGTGGCCCGGGGGAGGAAGGCGAAGGAGAGAGGCTCGCGTCCGGCCATGAGGAAGGCCCCGCCGAAACCGATGTGGGCGACGAAGCGGGGGGAATAGCCGAGGATGGACTCTCTGAAGACCTTGGTGCCGGTGGCGACGACACCGCTGGGGTCGAAGCCCTTCCATCCGGTCTGCTTCATCGTGTCTTCTAGGCCGCGCAGGATTGCCTTGGGCATCCAGATGGTGTCGCCCCCGGTGAGGTGGTGGCTGGTGGTGAGGCCGAAGGTGGTCGGGTCGAAGCGTCCGAGGTCGAGGGTGTCCTCGAGGTAGTGGGCGAGGGCGGCTTCTGAGGTGCCGCCCTGGCGGAAGAGGAGTCCGGGGTTCTCGCGTTCGATCGTGGGGACGAGGTCGGACTGTTTGTGGCCGAAGCGCGGGATGAGGAAATTGTCGATGAGCTCCTGGGCGCCGTCGGACATGACGCGTTGCTTCATGCCCAGATTCATGCCGGCGTGGATGTCGTAGATGGTGTTGGACATCTCCATCAGGCGGCGGTGGGCGGCGTTGGGAGTGGAGTAGTGGGTGGGGTTGATGTTGATGGTGTAGGAGGCCTCGGCGGGGTCGTAGGCCCCGGTGGAGTCGCGCGAGGAGAAGTTGGGGACGTAGTGGGGGACGAAACCCTTGGCGCGCAGCGAGGAGATGTCGTGAAGGACGCGGTTCTGCATGTGGGCGACGATGCCGGCGTCGAGCTCGGTGCCGAAGGGTGAGGTGTGGCTGGCGCGCATGTAGGTGCGGATCGCTTCGACGAGCTTGGCCGGATCGGAGCGGATCTGGGTGAGGGTGGCCTCGTTCAGTTTTTCGTTTTGCTCGGCGTGACTGAGGGCGGCGTTGACGAGAAGGGCACCCTTCTCGTCTTCGGCGATGTACTTGTTCATCAGGCGGACGTAGAGGGGCTGCCACACCGGGGCCGGGTGCTTCCACACCGTGTCCTCGTAGTCCTTCAGGAGTTTCTCCGAAGCCAGCTGCGCCCGTTTTACCCGGGGCGTGAGGGTGGCGGTGAGGCGTTTCTCGTCCTTCGCTCGTGTCTTGGCGTAGGCGTAGAGGCGGTCGGCTGACTGTCGCATCGCGTTGAAGACCGGGTTGCCCAGTAAGAGGTTGCCTTCTGGGTCACGGGCCACACTGGCGGGGAGAGCGGTGTTGGACTCCATCACGCGCGTGAAGGCCTTGTTGTGCATGGCAGTGGAGAACTGGCGGGTGAGGGTACGCAGGAGGGGGAAGTCCTCTTTCTTGTAGGCGGCGTCGATCTGGTCGAGCAGGCCCCCGTGGTTGAAGATCTTGGCGATCAGGCGTCCTTGGGTGAGGGTGGCCTTGGGTACCGACAGGAGGGAGGAGACGGTGTCGTGGTTGAGGCCGAGGTCGTGCCAGGCCTGGTCTGCCTTGTCGGTGGGGGTGAGGGTGGTGCGGAGCTCTTGGGAGAGCGGACGCGTGACCACCGCCTTGATGCGTTGGGCGCTCGAGAGGGTGGTGGTGAGCAGAGGGGTGGCGGCAGCGTCGACGCGTTGGATGTTCGCGGTGACGGCGGACACGGGGTCCCCGGCGCGCGCTGCCTTCTCCTCGGCCGCGTACCACTTGTCGCGGGCGCGCGTGAGGACCCCGGCTTCGGCAGGGTGGTACGCCTGCACCGTGCCGTCGGGAAGGCGCAGTCTGACCAGCTCGCCCTTGTCGACCGCCATGGAGGTGAGGGACTCGATGGCGGACTGGTATGAGGCGATCAGGGGCTTCATGTAGGCGGGGACCAAATCGTCGGCGGCGAGGGCGGACCAGGACTTGCCCGACATGGTGACGAGGTTGTAGGCGGCGTGGGAGGCCGAGAGCGTGGTGCCCGCCTCGGCGTTGTAGAGCTTGGCCTCGGCGTCGGTGGTGATGGGGACGGTCTGGTCACGCAGCGCCGCGTTGGCGTCGGCCACACCGCGCATCGAGGCGGCGAAGCGTGCGTTGCCGGCCTGGTTGGACTTGTCGACTGCCTTGTTGATGTCGGCGAGGTCGCGCCCGGCCCCCTTGGTGTTGGTCCAATTGGACAGCCGGTTGCCGACGGTCAGCTTGCCGAAGGTGGTGTCTCCGGCGACGTCCTTGGCGAAGCCGGTCTTGCGCATCGGGATGTTGGCGAGGGCCTTGGCACCCAAGGAGATGGGACCCATGCCCGCCCGTCCGCCGATCTGGGTGCCTTCTGGGAGCTTGAGGGCAGAGGTGATGGCCTCTGCCGCCGCGGTACGGCCGATGAGGGCGGTGCCCGCCGACGCGAGGCCGAGCACGTTGAGGGCGGTGATGAGGGGGTGGGCGAAGACGTTGGACATGCCGCCCTCTTCGTATTCACCGACGAGGGAGACTCCGGGGATCAGTTGGGCGAGGGTGTTCTTGGTCGGGTCGAGCAGCCAGTTGGGGTGCTCGAAGGAATTGAGGGCGCTGTGGTAGATCGAGTTGACCAGGTGGGTGGGTTGGAGGCCGGTGAAGATGTTGGCCGCATCGTGCTCGAGGTTGTGGAAGAACCCCCCGATACCGTGCTGGGGAACGTCGGTGGGCAGCGCGGTGACGTTGTTGGGATTGGCGGAGGCCAAAATCGCGTGGATGCGTTCGCTCTCGCCCATCATGGTGGCCCCAGTGACGAGGCGTTGGGCGTCTTGTTGGTAGACGGGGTAGTACGCCGCCTGGGGGATCTTGTTCTGCTTGGCCCAGTTGACCGTCTTGTTCCAATTGGCGACGAAGGACTGGGTCTCGAGCTTGGTCGCCATCTAGTTATCCTCCGGTCGCGCTCGAAGCAGACCCGGACCCGGTGAGGCCGCTGAGAGACAACAGGGTGTTGGCGTTGCCCTGGGCGGCGGCGGACGCGGGCGTGACGTTGATGCCACCACCGGCCGGGGTGAGCGGGGTGCCGGTGATGGACTGGTACGCGGCCTTTTCGGCGGGCGACCAGCCGGCGGTCGTGGGTTGCTGGCCCCCGTAGGTCTGCAGCGACTTCTGGTAGGCGAGGGCGGCTTGGAGGGGGCCCGCAGCGGGGATGGACTTTTCGTACGCGCGCATCATGTCGGCCGCGTGGCCGAAGCCGGGGGTGGGACCGGCTGCACTGGCCTGGGCAAGTTGCTGCCCTGCGGCGTTGACGGCCGTGTTGCCGGTGGGCGACGCCTGCAGAGCGGCGGTGTTGAGGAGGCCACTGAAGGTTTGAGCTCCGGGGTTGAGATAGGGCTTGAGGTATTCCATCTCCTTGCCGTACTCGGGGCCGAGGGAGGACATGGCGTCCATGTAAGTGGAGAGGGCAGCAGAGATGTCCTGGGCCTCGGTGGGACCTTTGGGTTGAACAGCCTTGGCCTTGGCTGCCTTGTCGAGCCAACCCTGTTCTTGGGCGTCGGGGGAGGGGTCGCCCTTGCCCCCCTTGCCCCCGACGAGCACGGTCCGAAGGGCTTCACCGACGGCATGACCGTAGGGAGCGGGCTTGGTCCCGTGCTCTTGGACCCACCTGCCGATGTCGGTGGCGGCATGGATGTCACGTTCGGTCGCGTGCTCCCCTTCTTGGGCGAGGCCAACGACCGCACCGGGGACTTGTTCGGCCCATCCGAGTACTCCACCAGCCATGTCCTTATCCTCCTGTCCCTGCAATGGTGTTCACGCCGGCGCCCTTGAACCCGATGTTCGAGAGCGCGCCCGCGGCGGTGGCGAAGTTGCCCAACTGTGCCTGTCCGAGCTGTCCGTACAAAGATATGGCCGACTGTTGGGCTCCCAGTCCCGCCTGCTGCTGGCCGTAGTTCAGCATGGTGAGCAGTTGTTGCTGGGAGATCCCGTTGGCCTGGGCGTTGAGTTGCAAGTTCTTGGCGGCGTTCTGCAGTTGCTGTTGTTGGTAACCGTAACCACTGAGCTCGGATTGCTGCCCGAGTTGTGATAGGGCTTGGTTACGCGCGATGTCCTGTTGCTGGAAGCCGTACTGCTGTCCCAACGTGTTGACCGCGGCGCGGCCACCAACAGTGTTCTGGGTGCCGCTGATGGCTTGGGAGCCTTGTGTCTGCATGAGCGCGTTCTGGTAGGCGAGGGCGGCCTCGGCCTGTTGCTCGGGGTACTGGCCCGCCTGCAGTCCGTACTGCTGTTGCTCGAAGCCCTGTTGTGCTTGGGCCTGTGCGCCCTGTTGTTGTAGGCCGGTCTGTTGGATGCCGAGGGCCTGTTCTGACAAGGCGAGGTTCTGGCCTTGGTAGCCCGACATGGCCTGGTTGTAGGCGAGTTGGGATTGCAGGGACGGGTCGATGAGTCCGATCTGTTGTTGGAGCCCTTGTTCGCTGAGGTAACCCGAGGCGAGCTGGGGATAGACCGATTGAAGGGCTTGTTGGATTAAGTCCTGGGTGGCCGAGGGGGGTCGGTTGCCCGCGGTGCGTCCAATGGACTGGACAGAACCGATGTTCCCGCCCGATCCGGTCCCTGCGCTATAGGGCATCGCAACCTCCTCTAATAGAGACCATCAGAGACGAGCCACGACGGCAGCGCCGCCTGCCCAGTGGTGAACGTGCCCGCCTGGTCTTGGAACGTCCGCGTGCTGTCCACCATGACGATCACCTTCTCGTCGTAGGTGGACTTGAATTCCTGCCAGCGGGGGTCGGCGTCTTTGCGCAGAGCTCGGTAGCACGCATAGTCGTGGACGACGTCCTCCCAACCCGACAGGACATCGATGTTGTCGGTGGTGGCGACGGCCGGGGTGATCTGCTGGTAGTAGTACACGGTCAGGGCACCGGCCTGGGAGGGAACCGGGTAGACCAAGATGGTCATCGTGGGGGGAACCTTCCACAGCGTGTAGTAGAGCGGGTACGAAGCTGGCCACTGTTGGTTGATCCCCCAGATCTGGTCCATCTCCATGTAACCGCGGAACTCGACGGTGTAGGTGTTGTCAGAGGCGGTGGGTTTGTACTCGAGACGGTGGATGCGGTAGGTGTCAGTCGGGGCCGTGTAGTTCTGCGTTCCCGCGGTGACGGTGAGGTTGGCCTGGGCGCGCTTCCATTCCACTTTGCGGGCGAGGTCCACACAGCCCGAGTTGATCCAGGTGGTGAGCTCTGAGTCGGACCAGAACTGGGCGGAGGGCTCGTCTAGGAGGGAGCGGACGGCAGAGAGGGCGGTTGCGAGGGTCTGGGTCATGGTCCTAGGAGTCCATAGGCTTGAAGGGCGGATACAAGTTGGGCGATGGTGGTGATACCGGCACCGGATTGTTGGGGCGCAGGAGTGTGACCCCAAAAGCCGAGACGTTCGTTGGGGTCGGCTTGGTTGTGGATCATCACCGACTGGACGGCCGAGGGGACGGCCGGGGAACCGATGAGCACCTGTCCGGTGCCCGAACCGAGTTGGATGTTGATGTAGCCCCCCTGGATTTTCGTCACTCCGGCCGCGGCAACGGTGCCGAAGGTGGGGGAACCGCTGTCGATCCACACAGCATTCTGCGAAGAGATGGCTACATTGTTCTTACTCCATTGCCAGTCACCCGCTTGGATGAGTTGGCCTGTGGGGTTGGTTTCACCGGCTCCGGTCAGAGAGGCATAGAAAGTGGTACCCCCACCACCACCTACCGATTTGGCCCATATCTCGATAGCCCGCATGTCCTGACCGTAATCCGGTTGTTGAACCTTGGAAGTGTGCTTGCGAGGGATGAAAAGGTCTTTAGCCATTAGTTGTTCACTCCTACTGACGCTCTGACGGTGTAGCCGATGTCGATCGAGTGGATGATCGGGGCCGAATTGCCCGACGTGTTCGAGCACACGATCTGGAAGGGAATGTCGTAGGTGAGATTGGTCCCCCCAGCCCCGCCGACGTTGAGGCGAATCGGGGTGGGGGTGGCATGGATCGTCTCGGTGGAGTTGACGTTGAAAGAACCGATGACGACCTGGAGGACAGCGTGGCCGCTGTTGGTCGGGTCACTGGCTCTGATAACGACCTGGCGCACGTCGATGACACGGTCGGCGTCGTTGACGACGTGGATGGGGAGCGAGGTCCACTGGTACGACGAAGCCGGCACGCGGTTGTCGAAGACCGACATGAAGACCTCGGAGTTGGAGTCGAGGCGTAACGGGGCGGTCGCCATCTGATTGCCGTTCTGAGTGAGGCTGTACCAGAAGATCTCACGGCCCGCCGCCCCGGCCTGGCCGCGTGAGGGCTGGAGCTTCCACCAACCGCCGGTCGTGGTGTCGTAGACGATGTTGTTCGAGAACATGACCCACTTCTGCCATTGATAGCAGTAGAACCCGTAGTTGGAGGAGCCGACACGGTTGAGTTCCAGGTCGAAGAAGTTGTCGTCGATGTTGGCGCTGATCTTGTTGGCCGTGTTGCCCCCGTTCCATATCCACGCGCCCCGGTCTTGGGAGCAGTAGACCAGACCGATGCTGGTGGCCTCGGCGCGGCCAACTATGTCACCCGTTGCCTGGACGCCCGGCATGCGGATGATCGAAGAGGGCACGTTGATGTCGCCGTTCAAGATGACGGCACCGCCGTACTTCTTGATGAGGATGAGCTCCCCCACCGAGATGGTTCCCCAGGCCCCGTAGCCCCAGGGGATCTCGATGCCCATGATGGTCTGCTGGTTGCCGTAGGAGGAGGACTCGGGGGGGTCGGTGTAGTTGAAGTTCTCGTTGGTGTTGACGCCGCTGCCGGTCGGCCACGAATAGGTCTTGCCCACCATGCAGATGACCCGGTTGCCGTAGGTGATCATCTGGCCCGAGTTGGTGGATCCGGCGGTGACGAGGTCCTGGGCGCTGAAGGTGGTGGGGGAGGACAGGGAGGGGTAGACCCACAGGTGGCCCGAGACCCCATTGGCGTCGGTGGCGACCGCACCGGGGAAGATGAGAATCGGGGGCGGGTTGCCCGTCCCGCCACTGGTCATGCGGGTGAAGGCTGGGTAGGGGGCACCGAAGATCCCCCCGCCCGTGGACCCCGAGGTGTTGGTCGGGCCCGCGATGCCGGTGACGACGGTGGTGGCGGGGACGAAGGAGAACGCCTTGACGAAATGATTGGAGCCGTCGTCGGACTCGGTGACGATGACGACCTCGTAGTTGCCGGTGTTGAGTTGGGGCACGACGATGAAGGCGGTGATGACCGAGTAGGTGGAGGCACCGGGCAGCCCGCCGCCGAGGGCCGAGTAGTTCCATTGTTGGGTGAGCGCGGGGAGGGGGCCCAGCGCCCCGCCGGCGATCGACGAACACGCGTAGGTCTGGGTCAGGTCGGCCGCTCCGAGGGGCACGGTGGAGAGGGCCGGTTGCTCAGAGGCGATGTTGGAGCCGTCGTAGCAGCCGGGCGAGAAGTCGTCGATGTGCACCCACTGCAGGGGTGATTGCTTGGGCTGTCTCGGCGGCGGCTGTGCCATCAGACCACCGGTAACCCGTCGTCATCCATTCCCATCGTGGCCATGTTCTGCGGCGGTGCCGGAGGGGCTTGCCCTCCCGCTAAGAAGACCAGGAGGTCCCGGCACAGCACAAGGGCGTTGATGCGCGCACGGGTGGTGATGATCTCGGACCCCGCCACCTGGTTGGCGTAGGCGGCCACCCGGTTCTTGGCCGCGGCAGAGGACTCAGGGGCCCCGGCGTAGTCGTTGAGGAAGTCGCGGTGGTAGTCGGCGAGGGCCATGCCGAGGGACTCGTACTCGGCACTGAGGACGGCGCTGATCGTGACGAGCTCTTCTTTCAGCTCGTCCGTTGTGAGGCTGGAGTAGGTCGATACGTTGCGCATGGTCGCTATATGACTCTGCCCTGCCCCCCGTGTCGGAAGAGAGGCAGGGCAGAGTGTGTACCCACGGTGTGAGACGTGGGCGATCTTCTAAATTCCTGGGTTGTCCTCGGGGATGGCACCGTCGTTGTCACCGTGCAGAGCCATGGAGTGCTGCGATGCCTTGAGCGCGTCGACCTGTTCCTGCAGGCTGGCGATGAGGGTGGCGACGTCCTCTGACTTCTGCGAGGAGCGCTGGAAGCCGTACATGTGCTCGCACTCGGGGTCGAAGACGGGGGGGATGATCTCGACGCCGGCGAGGGTGGTGATGACGACGTTGGGGACGACCGCGGCGATGGCCTCGACACCTTGTTCGTACACGCCGTAGTAGACCGACAGCCGGAGCAACTCGTTGCCCCGGGCGGGGACCCGGTGGGTGCCCTGGCTGTCTTCGGCTTCGACGATCCTGTCCATCTGGCTGCGCGGGTCGCCGAAGTAGAGGGCGACCACGGCCCAGGGCACGATGACCTTCTCACCCGGTTCACAGCGGTAGACGACGCGGTTGTAACGGAGCAGGTCGGTCTTGTTGTCGCCGGTGGTCAGGCGGGTGTCGGAGCGGTTCTCGACGTAGTACTGGAGCCCGGTGTCGAGGATGACTTCGGAAGCTTGGGGCAGAATGGTCGTCATCTAACTCCTTTATGTCCTGCCGATGTACACCGGGACGAGGGCCGAACCGGCGACGGTGACCGTGGAGAGAATGGTGCCCATGGTGAGGTTGTTGGTGGCCGTGGCACTGTCGACGAAGGTGCCCGCCGTGGTGGCCCCGACGTTGGCGAAGTGACCTGCTGTCGTGTTGGCGATGAAGAGGGCGAGAGCGAAGCCACGGGTGCAGACGGCGACGGGACTGCCCACTGGATAGCCACCAGTCGGGGCGTTGATGACACAGCCGAGGATGAAGCCATCCGCGGTGGTGGGTGAGCGCTTGACCGTGGCGGGCCCGAGGGAAGGAGCCACGATGGCGATGAGCGAGACGAGCTGGCCGTTGGTGAGCGCGACGGTGTCGCCGTTGGGGTAGTACTCGACGACCTGGCCGCCACCTATGTAGGTCTCGCCGAACAGGGCACCTGGGTTTGTGAGTAGGTCGACTGGCATGGGGTTACCTTTCTAGGCAGAAATTGCCGTGAACTTGCCCTGGCGTTGGATATTGCCGAAGACCAGGTTGCCCGCCCAGAGCAACAGCGCGGTCATGGCGTCCTGGTTGACCGGGGTCATGAAGTCCTGGAGGTGGAAGTCGGCCCGGCTGGCGGTGACGATCTGGGCGTAGTCCTCGTTGATGAAGAAGATGTTGCCCTCCGACCCTGAGGTGGGGATGTGGGAGTCGACGAGCCAGGGGACGCCGTTGAAGAGCAGGTTCTCGAAACCTGCTTGGGCGAGCTGCATGTCCTTGCCACCCGGCTGGACCGGGAATTGCTGGGGGGTGAGATTCAGGTTCCAGTAGCGGTTGTAGTTGGCCTGGGTCGAGAAGATGACCGTCGGGGCCCGGCCGCCCTGGGTGCACGAACCGAAGAGATTCTGGAGGGCGACCAGGGTCATGGTGGTGGTGGTCGAGTCGATCTGGGCGTTCCACCAGGTGTTGCCGCTGTGGTTGATGGCCCCGTACTGGCTGGCGATGGTGCCGTTGTCGACGACCTGGCGCATGCCGATGATGTCGTTGGCGTTGGCGCCGTCGGACCACAGGCCGGCGCCCAGGTTGTCGGCCATGTCCATCTCGGCCTGCTTGAACTGGGTGGCGACGAAGTCCGCGATGGCGAGGGGGCTGTCCGCGCGCAACAGAGTGAGGCCGTCGACGGTGACCGGTGTGTAGTACTGGGCCCACGGGAAGGCCGCGTTCTGGATGCTGTCGGTCGGGGTGACGGTGAGGAGTTGGTAGCCCTGGTACGAACCGCCGGCCGACATGCGCGAGTACATGAGCGGTTGTTCGATTTGCGTGCCACCTTGTTGGGTGAACTTGTTGGCGTGGTACCAACGGAAGAACAAGGGATTCGAGTTGTACACGTTGTCCACGATGCGCGGCATGATGAGGCGCCGGGACAGCGCGGTGACGGTGTTGGTTCCGATCGGCGTGACCGCCATGTCTGCTCCTTTTAGTTGCCGTTGAATCCTTGTTCAGCAATCGCATTGGCAAGGGCGTTCACCATGTCCTTGTCAGTGGAGTACTGGACGCGGTCTTCTGTCTTTGGGGCAGAACGGGGGGATCCTGATATCGAAGAGAGTCGTTGCTTGCGCGTGACCGAACGCGCCTTTTGGCTGGGTACCGATGGAGAGTCACCACCAAGGCGCGGGCGCAGGTCGGCGTCGGCCCAGGCGGCCACCTCCATCGAACGCGTGAGGGCGGCGACCGGGGGCAGTTGTTCCATCATCGAGGGGATGAAGGTGGTGGCGGCGTTGCGGACGGTCGCGATGTCGCCGTCGTCGAGCGCGGGGTAACGCGAGCGGAAGTCGGAGAGGGCGACCTCCATGTCGGCCGCGGCCTGGCGTTGGATCTGGTTCTGTTGGATCTGGTTCTGTTGGGCGACCCAGTTCGCGACACGTTGTTCGTTGTCGAAGATGGCACGTTGGGTGCTGACGTGGGACTCCCACATGAAGCGGGAGGTCGGGTCGTCGAGGTCGAGATAGTCCGGTGGTGTCGGATCCTCGTACTGCGGTGCGGGCGTGGGGGTCTGGGCCTCGGGAACAGAGGACTCGACGGGTGCTCGGGCTGCGACGGCCTCGGCCACCCGAGCAGCGGCATCGGGGTTGTCGCGTAGGTAGCGGTCGAATTCGTAGAGTCGTTCGATGTCGGCCCGGGCGATCTCGTTGCCGGCGACGACGAAATGATCCTGGTGCTCTGGCTGGTCCTGTTGGTCTTGATCATCATCGGCCTCCTCCTCCTCGACCGCGGCTGAAGCCTCGCCCTCGGCCTCGGCCTCGGCAGGGGGGTTCAACTCGGCGAGCCAGGCGTCGAGGTCTTCACTCGAGACGCCGGGATCGACGCTCGGCTCGTTGGCTTCGGGGAGCTCTGCCATCTACTTGCCGGCCACGTCGGCGAGGACGCGCCGCAGCTCGTCGGGATTGGGCGAGAGGCCTTGGCTCATACCGCCGGGGACGGGGCCTCCAGGGGCCGCCTGAGAGGGCATGGCCGAGTTTGGGGCTCCCCCACCGGCCGGTCCAGCCGCTGGTGCGAGACCCGGAGGGGGTGCCCCCCCGCCCTCATCAGGGCCACCGGCTGGGGGTGAAGCTGGCACACCCCCGCCGGGAGCCCCAACGGGACCGGCTGCCCCACCGGGACCCGAAACCTGCCGCTTTTGATGCGTGGCGAGCGCGCCGATGAGCGCGAGGCCGAACTTGACGTCGGCATCGGGCGCGGCGAGGCCGGCGGCCAGGGCTTGGGATGCGGCGGAGAGCGCATCACGCCAGGTGGCCGGAGCGTCGCTGGAGGATTTCGACGCCGCCATGGAGGGTCAGGGGCGCTCGTCGGAGGGCGGAGCCGGTGTCCGACGCTTCATGTTCAGGTCAGAGCCGTAGGCCCCGCTGTTGGTCTGGCCCTGCATCTGGACGTTGGTCTTGCCGGACTTACCGCTGTAGTTGGATGCGGCACGTTGATCGGGCATGTGTTGTTTCCTTTCTATGGGGCTTTACCGGAGGTCCAAGCTGTTCCGTCCCAGTAGGCGTCGCCGTCGGAAGCGGCCATGTAGGAACCGGTCCCCCAGGCGGTGTCGGGCTCGGCGGTGACGGGGAGGGAGGTCAGTTCGGCCACGGTGGGTGTGGCACAGCCGCTGGGTTGGAAGTCGCCGTTGATGCCGGGGTTCTCCACCGCGGTGGTGGCCGGGGGTGCCTCCTCCCCACCGCTACCACCGTCGGGCGGGGTCTCGGACTCCTCGGTGGGCACGGCAACCACCGACTCGCCCGCATCGGAGGCCACCCGAACCTCGGTCGGGGTGTAGCCGTCGGCCTGGAGGGCGGCGACGGCGTCCTCGACGGCACTGGAGAAGTCAGGGTCATCGGCGGTGACCACGATGGTGATGACATGTTGGGCCATGTCGATCCTTTCGGTTAGGGCCTAATCATGGGCTCAGGCCGGGTTGGGGGAGATGGGGTATCTCGGGACTCGACCTGAGCCCACGACTTGGACTTAACCCAGTTGGTGGGAGTCCTGGGGGTTACTTCCCCCGCTTGTGGCGTCCGCCGTGGCGGCCCTTCCTTCGTGCCATGCTCCCACCTCCCTTCCGCTTACCTTGTTGCGATGGTGATTCCTTCTTGCCTGTTACCGACGACCTGCCGTGCGACCAGGCCTCTGCCACTTTCGGATCGTTGGCCCAGAGATAGCGACGCTGCGCCTCCGACTTGAAGGGCACTAACGGCCGGCACCGCGGTTCTTGACCCGGTGCATCTTGGGGTTGACGCCACGGCGGCCCCGCTTCATACCCGAACCGTGGGTCTTGCCTCGCACGGGAAGATTGAAGCCACTGTGCCGTCGAGCCATTTACTTCCTCCTCGGAGATCGTCGGACGTGCCCGCGCTTGCCCTTGCGCGAGTTACCGGTTTTGAAGATGAGGGACTTGAACGCCATCAGCAGGGTTCGCTCTCACCCTCGTCAACATCGGAGTAACGACCGTAGACGTCGTTGTGGATGCGCTTGGGGTGGGCGTTGCCGAACTTCAGCGAAGTGTCGTGCCGCTCGTCGCGCGGGTCGGTGCCGGTGGCGAAGACGTCAGGGACCTTGTGGCCCTCGTTCGATGCGATGACCTCGGCTTCGTTGTCGGTTGCCGGCCCGGTGTACTCGGCCATAGGGGCCGAGTGTGAGTGGGGCTAGGAAGCGTTTTCAAGCCGCAGGCGGGCACGGGCCCGGCGGATGCGCCGGCGTTGGTTGCGGGTGGTCCCGCCCCAGATGCCGTCGTCGATGTGGTGCTCGAGCGCGTAGTCGAGGCAGGCGAGCTGGACCGGACAGAAGTTGCAGATCTCCTTGGCCGGTTGGGCCAAGAGATAGTGCCCGTCCTCGGGGTAGAAGATGTCGGGGTCCTGTCCCTTGCAGTAGGCGGCGTCCATCCAGGCCTCTTGGGGGAGGAGAAGGAAGGGGGGCCGCGCCTGCATCTCAGTGAGCCGCTTGTTGTTCAGCATTTATCTTCTGACAAGGCTTGCATTGCCGCCATTTCATTTCTGGCCCGAAGAGATAGGTGTTCTCCTGGTTGAACTCATGGCCTCGGTGACAATGGGTCTTGGCGAGGTGGGCTGCTGGGATGGTTTCGCCACGAAGAACATTCTCTCTGTTTGTAACTACCTCCATATGTCCCGGGTTGACACAATGACGTACACGGCAAAGGTGGTCGATGAAGAGACCATCAGGCACAGGTGCTTCCATCAGTTCATAGACCAAACGATGAACTAACCAGTTACGATCTTCCCATTTAGTACGACCATACCCATGTACATTCAGAAAGCCTTGCCACAACCAACATCCGTTCTCATCGACTGAACAACGATCAAGAATATTGGCAAGTGTTGTTCTGGTCACCCTGACGCGCTGTTTACCTGCCGCTTCTTGCTTTCTCCAATAGCGATTCTGCTCGCTTTGGTTCTTGCATATCCGACAACGCCGACCACCGTTACGACGGAGGATGAGGTTGTCGGTAGTAAACGGATGTCCTTTAGGGCACTGATCCATTGAGCACATTCCTTTAATGGCTATGCCCGGTGCCGGGCCCACGCGGTTGGGACTTGCCACCGCCGCGACCCGCCGCCATTCCCGCGGCTTGGGCCTGGGCTATCGCCATCTCCTTTTGCTGCATCCTCTGGTCGATGGACTGCCAGTGCGGGAAGTTGTGCTGTTCTAAGACCGCAGGGCGGTCGATCATGTTCATGGCGGCGAGCGCGTCGGCTTCTGCGATACGCGCTTGGCGGCTGGTCGGGTTGTCGGCGCCGGCGTGGACGAGGAGGGAGAACTTCATCGGTTCGACCTTGCCCCGGAACGACGGGGAGTAGAAGTGGCGCGAAGCCAAGAGGAGGGCTGAGTTCTCACCGTTGGGCCCCACGATGGCGACCTGTCGGGGGACGTCGTAGTTCTGGATCATCATGTGGGCGAGCAGTCGGTAGGTTTCGCCGAGGGTGCGTTCGAGATTACGAACAGAAGAACGGATGCGGACGAAGCCGGCTTCTTGGGTGGCCTGCATGGTCTGTGCGGCTTGGCGGTCCTTCGGTTGCTGGCCCTTCTGGACCCCGGACAATCCACTGATGTTCTCCATTCGACTGATCCAGAACTGGATGAGGTTCTGCACGTCCTGGCTCATCTTGGGGGGCTCGAGCCACATGGGCTTCTGGCCCTGCGCGTTGGCCATCTTCTGGTCCAAGGTGAGGCGGACCCCGGGGCGGTTGTTGATCGAGGTGCGTTCGAGGCCGCTGCCCTTGACGTCTAAGAAGATGGGGTTGCCGACGAGCTCCACGTTGCCTTGGTAAGAGGCCAACAACCGATTGATTGCAACTTGACAGGGAGCCAGATGGCTAACAATGGGAGTCGGCCAGAACTCCCCCATCTCCTCGTCGACGTAACGGGTGTAGGGGTGACGAGAGTGCTCATAGAGATCATGAGCCAGCTCATCGAATAGAACAACGTTTCCGGTGTAGACAACACAGCGCCATTCGTCGTAGACAACCCGTTCGTCCTCATCGTGGGTCGGGTCGGTGGTCTCACGGGTCTCCTCCCAGTTCTCGAGCATCCAGCAGGTGTAGACGTTGACGCCTTCAAAGAGAATCTGGTCGGTCGACTTGGAGGACTGACCGGGGAGGCCCCAGGTGGTCGATGTGCTGCCAGGGAGATTGCCGGGCATAGCCATTGGATATTGGCTGCTGGACGATTGGGACGGCCGGACGATGTCGTCACCACGTTGCCCGTAGAGGTAGGCCGCTTTGATGGACTCGAGGTCGGCCCCCGGAAATCGCCGCTGTATCTGGTCGAAGGTCATCTTCTCGACCTCGAACATGTAGGTGCACTCGTCGAGGGAGCGGGCGTTGGGGTCGGGGTAGAAGTTCCACACGTCGACGCGTTTGAGGCAGATGTTGCCCAGGCCCTCTTCGAGGCCCGAGTCCCAGACGGCTTTGAACAGCCCGCAACCGAACTGCGCGGCGTCCCACAGGGCCAAGATGACTTCTTTGTCCCAGCCCTGGTTGGCGAACTCGGACTCGAAGAGTTGCTCCATGTGGTCCGCCAGGGTGCGGACGTGTTGGGCGTAGGGGTCACCGGGCAGCGCGGAGGGGGCGACGTTGGGCTGGATCTTCTGGTCGGTCATCCAGGCGATGCGCGACGAGAGGATGGGCCAGATCTCAGAGTCGGTGACGTTGGGGGTCCACGGCGACTGGGTGTCGAGGCTGTACTGCTTGTTGGTGGTGAGGAGGTAGTTGCGCCGCCAATTGGCCTGGTACTTCTTCTTCTCCTGGCGGGCCAGCTCGTACATCTGAGCCAGGCGTTGGGTCAGTTCGAAGTCGTCGTAGTTCGGGTCCGGTGGGGCGGGGGCGTCTGTTTGGGTGTCGAGAACGTTGGTCATCTGCTGCGCTCCTCGGTGTCACGCCACGCCTTCTCCTGGGTGTCGAGACCCTCGTCGGTGACTCCGTGCGCGCTCGGGTCGCGCATCTCGGCCGGCGTCAGGTACTCGAAGTTGTGCTCGATGCCGGTGCGCTCTGACTGCTCGTCCGAATGCCGAGCCAGGGCGTCGCGCAGTTCGCGGGTGTTGTTGACGTACTGACCGGTGGCGACGTTGAAGTGCTCGGGGACCGAGGCTCTGGTCTGGAAGATGTACTGGCGGGTGGGAGCGGGGTTGGCACAGACCGGGCACGGAGGCACCTCGGTGCGAGAGAAGGTGATGAAGAGGTTCTTACAGGCAACGCAGCGGAACTGATATTCCTTCACCGGGGTTCCAGGATACTCATGACACCGCTTCCCACGGCGGTTTGTCGAACAGGTCGTGGATCTCGGCCTCGGGCTGCTCCTCGTGGGGGAGCGTGGCCTCTGTCATCGTCGAGACCACGGCTATGGCCATCGCCATGACGGCGTCGTCGGAGAGGCCGTCCGAAGCCGGGCCCATCTCGCCGTTGGCGAGGTAGACGTAGTTCTCCATCTGGTCGTGGGTGATGCGGTCGTGGATGGTGAAGACACCCTTCTGGGCCAAGAGGAACTTGACCTTCTCCATGGCCCAGTGCTTGCGCTGGTAGTTGGTCGACCAACCCCACGAGGTGGAGACCTTGCCCGGGGCCTTGTCGGCCCAGCGGTGCTGCCACAGGTCGGGGTAGGAGTTGTCCAAGATGACCCCGATGGTGGCGTAGCCGGGGCCCTCGATCTCACAGTTGAGCAGGGCCGTGTTGTAGTAGTAGGCGAGCATCATGAGCTGGTGCGCGAAGGGCACGGCGTCTAAGTGTTGGTGGAAGACCGCGACCTGCTCGAAGGTGAAGCGGTTGATGACCTGGATGCACGCCTTGTCGCCGTAGGTCGTCTTGGTGGGGTCACCGGCCACCACGTAGCGGGCCTTGAGGGGATCGCGCCCGGGTGACTTGAAGATGGTGAGCGGGCCGGTGGCGTCGCGGATGAACTTGATGGTGCCCTTGTCGTTGACCATCATGCCCTTGACACCGGTGTCGACGCTGGTGTGCTCGTCGAGACGTTGGAGCGGGAACACGTTGCGACCGGTCGAGAGGAAGCTCTCGTTGGGGGTACACGGGAATTCTTGTTTGAAAAGTTCGTCATCGCCCAGGCAGTCGTTGACGATGGTGTGGCGGCGCCAAGCCAGTTGCCCGAGAGACAGGCCGAACTCGCGCGCGAGCTCGCGTTCTTCCTTCAGCAGTTCGTACGACTTCAGTGTCGTGGTGGGGAAGCAGTACTCCTCGTGTTTGAACCACGGGAAGAAGAGCGGGACGTACTGGGACTCGCCTCGCACCGCCCGCTGCCACTCCTCGTGGAACCAGTTACCCACGCCGTTGGCCGTCGACTCCAAGATGACGATGGTGCCGTGCTTGTAGGGCACGCTCTGGTTGAGTCCCACCATGAGACGCTCGGGTTCGTCCCAGAAAGCACACTCGGACGCGTGTACGGCGTGGTAGGTGAAGGATCTCCCGCTCCCCGCGTTTTTTGCGGTGGCGACCGACATCGACGAACGGGTCTCGACCCATGCGAGCGACTTGATGGTGTTGTGCTTCTCGGTGTAGAGGGGGTTGAACGGCCACTCCTCCCACATGAGCTTGGTCATGTCGAAGAGGTGCTGGGCCGCTTTGGTCTCGTGCGCGATGACGAGGCTGCGCGTGCCGGGGTGCAGGAAGGTCCAGTTGAACAGGGTGCCTTCGCTCATGGTCGAAACCCCGAGCTGGCGGCCTTTGAGGCAGATGATGCGGACCGGCAATCCCAAGTTGTACTGGCGCTCGATCTCTATGCGCAGCGCGTCCTGGGCCCAGGCGAACGGTTCGGACAGGTCGATGCGCTCAACCTTGAGGTCCTTCTTCTGGATCGTCAGCAACTCGGTCCACGGGCGTAAACGGAGAGGTTGCATAGATGGACCCGGCTTGGGGGTCGGGGACTCCGATGCCGGCGAAGAGATCACTGAGCTGGTCACGCATGCGTCCGAGCTCTTCGGGGGACTGCTTGCCCAAGATGACCGACTGACGCGAGAGCAGGGTGGTGATGAACTGGCGGCGCGTGGCCGAGGGCGCCGATTCGAGGATCTCGAGCGCGTCCTGGTAGGCGTGCCACATGAGGAAGGACATGGCTTCTGAGATCTCGGCGGTCCCGAACTTCTCGACGTGCAGATCGGCCTGGAGATCCTTGATGGCGGCGACGTCGACGAAGAAGGCCTTGGCCAGCGCGCTCGGAGGCACGCCGACCTCCAAGAGGCGGGTGCAGACGGCTTCCAGCCAGTCGGGGGCGGACGAGTCGAGCGTCCATGGGTCAGGCGACGGCGCCATGGTGCCTGCGCGTGATGGACACGTCGAGGGCGAGACCGTAGGAGTCGCCGAGCACGGTGGCGGCCTCGCGGTATTCGGACGGGACCTTGAAGGTGACCATCCAGTCCCCGTTGGCGGCGGAGAGGAGCTTGAAGATGGTGGCCTCGAAGGCGGTGTGCTCGAAGGCCGGCGAGGCGGCGATGTTGCGGCGCTGATAAGGGCGCTTGGGCCGCTCTACTCCGTCGTCGCGGGGAAAAGAGGCTCGGAGCCGTTCGGCGGCGTCGAGGAGACCACTCGCCACTCGTTCGGCCTCTCCTCCTCCTGCTCGCGTCGCAACGCCTCCACCACGTTGTTCGGCAACCCTTCGTAGGTTTCGATCCCCGGCGTCGACTGCCTCTCGCTCGAGGTACTCGGCGAGTCCGGCGTCATCGCCCCCCGGTCGCGGCCAAGGTAGAGGTCCACGATCATCTCCCGGGCCTCCTTGGCCTCCTTGGAAGCCAGCGCGGTCAGGTCGGCCGACACCATCTCGGTCGTGCGGTTCTGCGTCCTCACCGTATCGCTCAAGGCCGCCATCACCGTCCGCGTCGTCGCCTCGGACGCCCGCTGCGAACGGATCGAAAGCCAGGTCACGAGGGTGATAGCCGCCGCCGAGAAGCACAGAATCGAGATCGTCGTCGCCATCGGGCATTGGGCAGTTCTGGTCCTGGTTTTTTTTCAGTCTGTCCCATTTTTTTTTCGGGGGTCAAGGACCCCCGTAAGGAACATTTGCGACCCGGCGCTCCGCTGTGTCCAGCGAAAGTTTCGCCACTCCGAGCGAAGCTCGGAGTCAGG